CAAAGTTACAGCTTAATCAGTGTCCTATGATGAAAGGGAAATACAGGATAGCCAATGGATTAATATCTCATTCAAGATCAGAGTCATATATGACTTATTTGAGTAAAGAGGATGGGAAATCAGGTGATGGTTTTAATCCTCAGCTGGGCATTATTGATGAATATCATGCTCATCCTACGTCTGAAATCTATGACATAATTGTTTCTGGTATGGGTGCTAGGGTGCAACCTTTAATGACGATAATTACTACTGCAGGTTTTGATTTATCACATCCATGTTTCGCTGAGTATAAATATGTATCACGAATATTAAACCCTGCTGATCCTACGATGAATGATGAATATTTTGTAATGATTAATGAACTGGATAAAGATGATAAGGGAAATTTAATTGATGATATCAGTGACGAAAAAGTTTGGATAAAAGCAAATCCAATAGTAGCAGAAAATGAAACAGGAATTAAATATCTAAGAGGTGAATTAAAAATTGCCTTAGATATGCCTGAGAAAATGAAAAACTTCCTTACTAAGAATATGGATATTTGGATACAAATGAAAAATGGCGGTTACATGAATTTAGATAAGTGGAATAAGTGTGGACAGACACTAAATACAAAAACTGGTATTTATGAACTTAATAAGTTTGGGCTCGAAATAACTAAGGGAAGAGAATGTACAAATGGAAATGATTTATCAGCTACATTAGATTTAACAAGTACAAGTTTTGAATTTAAGATTGATGGAAAGTATTATGTTTTCTCTCATTCTTTTATGCCAGAGGATAAGCTTGCTGAAAAAATTAATTTAGATAAAATGCCCTATGATTTGTGGGCAAAACAAGGATGGATTACGTTGACTCCAGGATCAGTAGTTGACTATGATTTTGTTATGGCATATATCGAAGAGCAAGAAAAGAAACATGGATTTGTTATAAAAGAATTATGTTATGATAAATGGAACGCCCTTCAATTCGGTACTACAATGACCAACCGTGGCTATACATGCGTTGATATTAGACAAGGTATGCAAACACTGGGAGAACCTACAAGCAATTTCAGAGTAGAAGTTTACAAAGGTAATGTAGTTCATAATAATAATCCTGTTTTAACCTGGGCTATAGGAAATGCTGTAACTAAGATGGCACCAAATGAAACATTTATGTTAGATAAATCAAAGAGTACGCAGCGAATTGATCCTATTGCTTCACTTATTAATGCTCATGTAAGAGCAATGGGAACTGCAGAACAATCTATTTATGAACGTAGAGGTATGAGATCGTTATTATAAGGCTGAATAGCCTTTTTATTTTGCCCTGAAAGGAGGCGAGAAATTGAGATTTAGAGATAGAATAGGGTTTCTTTTTAAAAATAATATTGAAGAATATATTCAACAGTTTATGTCAGGCGGAGACCTTGAAAATGAAAATTTTAATAATAACATTGATGCACCAACTGCTTTAAAATATTCTGCAGTCTTTGCATGTAATAAGGTATTGGCTGAAACATTTGCAAGTGTCCCTGTGGTGCTGTATAAAAAAGGGCCTAAGGATGAAAGAGAAACAGCAAACGATATAGGACTATATGATATTTTACGTTTTCAACCAAATGAAGAAATGTCACCATTTAACTTTAAAGAAATGCTAATGACATCAATGAACTTAGGTGGTAACTCAGTATGCGAAAGACTGGTTGGAAGTAAACAACAATTAGTTGGGTTATATCCTTATGATTATTCAAAAGTAGAAATATCAAGGGATCTAATCACTCAAAAACTTGTTTATACCATAAGAAATGGAACAGAGAAAAAGGTATTGACTAGAAGCCAGGTATTCCATGTTCCTAATCTTAGCATGGATGGTATTGTTGGGTTAAGTCCTATCACTTATGCCGCATCCGCTATTAGATTGGGACTTTCTTATGAACAATTTGGAGTTAATTTTTACAAAAATGGAGCAAATTCATCCGGTTCTTTTGAATTCCCTGGTGAGTTGGGAGAAGAATCGTTCCAAAGATTGAAAAAGGAATTAAAGTTAAATTACACAGGGCTTAAGAATACAGGAACTCCAATGTTACTAGAAGGTGGTGGAAAATTTAATCCACACACTATTAGTCCAGTAGATGCACAATTAATTGAAAGTAAATCATTTCAAGTTGAAGACATATGTAGAATTTATAGGGTACCTCAGCATTTAGTACAGTTATTAGGTCATGCGACATTTAGTAATATTGAAGAGCAAAGCCTTGAATTTGTAATGTATACCATGCTCCCAGTTTTTAAAAGGTTTGAAGAGAATATAAATATGCAATTGCTCACACTTGCTGAAAGAAAGGCTGGATATTATGTTGAGTTTAATGTTGCCGGACTCCTTAGAGGGGATACTGCAAGTAGATCAGCATTCTATGCATCAGGTCGTATGTGGGGATATTTATCGGTAAATGATATTAGAAGGCTTGAAAATATGCCACCTATTCCAGATGGTGATATTTATTTACAACCATTAAATATGGCCGATGCTTCTATTGCTAACGAAATACAGTTAAAAGGCACTATTAATACTGCTATAAAAGCAGAAACTGAAAGAATTTATAATATTATAAATAAGAATTTGAAGGGTCAAGGTTAAGCAGCCCTTATTTTTATGTTTAAAATGAAGTTTATAAATTCTTTTTATATCTAAAACTAAAGGAAGGAGGTAAAGGTATGCCTAATATATATCAATTTAAGAAAAAAGATAAAGCTGGAAATATAAAAAACGTTGGAACTATGGAAATTAAGAATAAAACTAAGAGTTCAGCAGATATAAATTTTTATGGTGATATTGTAAACTCTGCATACAATCCTGAGGATTGGTGGGGTTGCGGAAGTCCAGAAGATAAAGCACCGCAAGATGTTGCTGACTTCTTAAATGAACTCGATGGAATGACTGATGTTAATATCCATGTGAATTCAGGTGGCGGCGACGTCTTTGCGGGAATCGCGATATATAATATATTGAAAAATAATCCCGCAAATAAAACAACTTATGTTGAAGGTTTAGCAGCAAGTGCTGCAAGCTTAATAGCATTAGCTGGTGATACTGTAATAATTCCTTCATCCGCTCAACTTATGATACACAATGTATTGACAGGAGTATGGGGCAATGCAAATGATTTAAGAAAAACAGCAGATATGTTAGATCAAATAGGATTGTCAGTAATAAATATCTATATGGAAAACGCTGTGAAAGGTGTTACCTCGGAGCAAATAAAACAAATGATGGATGACGAAAGTTGGATGACAGGGGAACAGGCATCAGAATATTTTAATGTACAAGTAGAAGAAAGTGCACCTGTGGCCGCATGTGTAAGTAGTGACTATTTTAATAGTTATAAACATATTCCTGATAGTATTGTTAAAAAAGAACCTGAAAAGCCCATTATACCAATAAGTAATAAAAGTAATGGGAAAACAGAGGGAATATTGAAAGAAATTATTAACAGGTTAGATAAATTAGAAAAGCCAATTATTGTAGAACCTAAGGAAGATCTAATGGCAAAAGAAACACAAAAATTAAAAGCTAAACTTGCTTTAGAGTGTTTACTCTAAAGCTTTTTTATACTCAAAAACAGATAATGGAGGGAAATAATGGATAAATTAAAAGAACTATTAGCTAAATTAGCAACATTACAGGCAGAATCGAAGGTTTTAATATCAGCAGACGACTCAACAGCAGAGGACATTAACGCAAAGGTTGCTGAAATTCAAGCAGTAAATGCCAAAATTGAAGCACAAAAGATACTCAATAAGGCTGAAGAGGAAAGAATTGCAGCGGAAGCAGCAGTAGAGGCTTTGAAATTGGAAGCAAACAAACCAATTAACAAACCCTTATATGCTCAACCTGCAAATCATGATGAAAAAGTATGGAAAAACAATGGTGAATTTCTTAAAGCAGTTTATAATGCAGCTTCAGGAAATCCTAATAGAGTAACTGATAATAGACTTTTAATACAAAATGCTGCAAGTGGAATGGGTGAATCAGTACCAAGTGATGGAGGTTTCTTAGTTGGAGCAGATTTTACAACTGAACTATTACAAAAGACTTATGAAACTGGATTATTGGCTTCAAGATGTAGGAAAATTCCAATAAGCCCTACTTCAAATGGACTTACTGCTAATGGCGTAGATGAAACAAGTAGAGCAAATGGTTCCAGATGGGGCGGAATTCAGTCCTTTTGGGAAAATGAAGCCGATGTATTAGCTGGTAAAAAACCAAAATTCAATAAAGTTGAGTTAAAACTTAAGAAATTGACTGGACTTTGCTATGCAACTGATGAACTTTTAGGTGATGCAACAGCACTTGAAGCAATAATCGGGCAGGCATTCGCAGAAGAGTTTGGGTTCAAAATGGATGATGCTATTATGAATGGTCTTGGAGCAGGTCAACCACTTGGATTTATGCTTAGCGATGCATTAGTAACAGTAGCAAAAGAATCAGGTCAGGCTTCAAAGACAGTTGTTACACAAAATATATTAAATATGTGGTCAAGATGTTGGGGAAGATCAAGACAAAACTCAATTTGGTTGATTAATCAAGATGCGGAGCCTCAATTAGCACAGATGTCAATTGCAGTTGGTACTGGTGGTATTCCAGTTTATATGCCAGCAACTGGTCTTTCAGAAGGTGGATATAGTACGCTATTTGGCAGACCTGTAGTACCTGTAGAACAGGCCAATACAGTTGGTTCACTTGGAGATATTAGTTTAGTTGATTTATCTCAGTACTTACTTATTGATAAAGGTGGTATTAATGCTGCTTCATCAATTCACGTAAGATTTCTTTATGATGAATCCGTATTCAGATTTATTTATAGAGTAGATGGACAGCCTATTTGGAAATCTTCACTAATCCCATTTAAAGGTAGTAATTCACAATCTCCATTTATAACATTAGGCGCAAGATAATTAACAGGGTGACAACTTCACCCTATTAAAATTTAAAAATTGAGAGGATGATAGTAATGAAAAGACTTTATCATATAATAAATAGTATTCCACCAGCTGCTAATGCTTTTGGGGGATTAGTAGTAACCCCACCAATTAATATGAAAAATTGGCAGCATGCAAGTTTTATACTTCATGGTGGTGTAGGAGCGGTTGGAACTGCTCAAGTAACAATTGAAGCATGCTCTGATATTACACCAACTACGGTAGTACCTGTTGGTTTCTTTTATCAGGAATGCATTAATGGAGATACTTTTGGACCAATAATTCAAGCACCTGTAACAGGATTTGCTACTTCCGCCGCAAACAATAAAATATATAAAATTGAGGTTGATGATGCATTTCTTGCAAGCTCAGGTTTTGGATACGTAAGACTTAAATCAACAGAAACAATAGTTGGATCAATTGTGGGAAGCGTAATAGCAGTATTAAATGATGGTAGATTTGAAGCCGAAATTCCAGCAACAGTTTTAGTTTAATAAAATGGGTGGGTTAATTCTCACCCTTTATATTTATAAGGCGGTGAGAGATTGAAAGATTATAATTTAACATTAATTACACCACCTGCTATTGAACCCCTTGATATTGAAGCTATAAAGTCATATTTAAAACTTGATGATATAGTTGATCCTATTGCTGATGCTTATATAACTAGTTTAATTGCAGTGGCAAGAGAATTTTGTGAAGATGTCCAGCATAGAGCTTATATAACACAAACATGGGAAATGGCTTTGCCTGGGTTTCCATTTTATGGTTCAAATCCTTTAAGTGGAGATGTAAGAGGTAGCATAATTGATATACCAAAAGGTAAATTGCAAACCATAAATAGCTTTAGTTATAAAGACTCTGCAGGAATAATAACGGAACTAGTGCCTGAAATTGATTATTCGGTAAGTAATCGTGGAATTGTAGGTCGTGTTTGTCCTCCATTTGGGCAAGTATTCCCACTTGCAATACTTTATCCATTAGACCCAGTTGTAATTAACTTTACATGTGGATATGGTGATAAAACAACAGATTTACCTACAAAGGTCATTCAGTCAATCTATATGTTAGTAAGTCATTGGTATGAAAAAAGAGTTGTTATAAATGATCTAAGGGGAGTTACCCCTGATGAAATAAGTTTTGCTGTAACTACACTGCTTGCAGTGGATAAAATACCTTTAGTGTAGGTGAAAATATGAGTGTAAATATTAATCCAGGAGATTATAGACATAAGATAACAGTCCAATATAAAACTTTTAAATCTGATGCTTCGACTGAGGGTGTTCCGGTGGATGTATGGAACTATTTATTTTCTTGTTATGCAAGCTTTATGCCCGGAGCAGGAAAGGAATATTACAAAGTTGAAACTTCAAATGCAATATATAACGCAACTTTTAAGATGAGGTATCATACGAATATCGATAGCACAATGAGAATTTT